CGAAGATCTGAGCAGATGATGTTGGAAGCGCCAGTACATATTTCAGCTACACGTGTGGCAATCTCTAATGGTGTTTTGCCAAACGCATACCAAGGATAATGACTAATGTAGTCATAAAGTGCGTAACAATAACCTGAATAGGTAAGTTTATGGCACTTCTCATCAGTGGTGATGATTCTTGGACTAGTGACCTTTGCATAAGATTCACTTTTCTGAAATGTGGACAAGGGTAAGTTGATTGAGCTATGGACTGAGCTTGCTGCTACGTCCAATATGCTGCGTTGAGATGGTCGATTCTGTCTCTCATACACAGCCTCCACACCAACAGGGTGTAGAGTGTGAGCCATATCATCCGGTATGACAAGGTTCACAAACTCAATACAGTACTCCAACATCATCGGAGACACAGTTGCTGCTGGATCCTCTTTTACACTATTTACACGACCTTCAATGGCCTCAAGATCATTCCCTAGGGAGTGGTCTGGAGCGAAGGTACCCAAAGCAATGGGATGCATGTAAGCTGACAAGGACGGCTTTGCATCAGGATCATAGTAATGCGGATTGTACTGGAACCTGGTGAAAGACTCATTAAGAGGATAGACCTCGTCAGCGGCAATCTTCAGTTTGTGTCTGTGGTATTCGACTAAAACTGATGCGACTTCTTGAGTAATAGAAGAGTAGTCGACATCAGACTTAGACAGTACCATTTTAACAGAGGCTGGAGTAAGTGCCATAGAACTTATGCGGGCAGTTGTAGCGATAGTATCATTTTCCTTAGCACTGATATTTGCCACAGCATATGACATGGGACGTCCAACAGAGACGCCCATGCCATTCTGTGTATGGACATTAAGGAAACTGAATAATTCGCCTTCAACGTTCTGTATTGGATTGAGTCGTTGAAGAGTATTGCCAGACAACCAAGACGAAATGTTTAACAAGGGGATAGAGATATGGGTAATAGGTGTGAGTAGCAAGAGCTGATGATGGCGGTCTTGCTGTCTCCTATCCACGTTGTAAACAGTGTAGGTGTGCCAAAGGCCCCAAAAGGAATGATGGGAGATTAGAATATCAGACCCATAATTCCATATTGGGTGATCGTAAACTGCGCCTCCACTTACATGGTATTTAACATTGCCATGTTCATCAAAAGTGAAGGAGTAATTTTCATCATTATCTGCTACAGAGGATGGTGCGAAAGTGCTGATGAGGTAGGTGTTAGGATGGTTAGCTAGCATCCACGGCATGTCTATGTACATGTCCGTGTCTACCATACACAAAGCATCATTGATATCAGGGTTGAACATAACAGGTTCAACAGTGAAATCTTTGGCCCAATGATA